TCGATCTTATTAAGGAGACATTAATTGAAGAGTACTTTGCAGAAGTGGTGGATGGGTTTGAGTCGGACGACGCTATGGCTATCCATCAAAGTGAAGATACCATTATATGCACTCAGGATAAAGACTTGGATATGGTTCCTGGATATCGCTATAACATATCAAAACGAGAAGTTTATAAAATATCTGAAATCGAAGCTATGAGATCTTTCTATGGTCAGCTAGTACAGGGAGATAGTACTGATAATATTCCTGGTATAGCTGGTATTGGTAAGGTAACTGCTGAGAGGCTGTTTAAGAAATGCACTGATGATTTACAATGTTTCGAGATAGTATTAACTGAATATAATAAAGCTATTAGAAAGTTAGACAAGAACCCCCTATTTATGTGTGGAGCTCTTTCTGGAATAATTTTAGAAATAGGGAACTTATTGTGGATGCTGCGGTCTAATGAGGACAAGTGGGAATTTCCTACATTAGATAAGAGTACTTGGAGGTTTATAAATGACTAATCCTTTTGATGAAGGTATTGAGGCATATTGTGATCTAGCTGATGCTAACCAAGTTCCATATGAAAGAGGAACTACTGAGCATGATAAATGGTTAAACGGGTACTATTCATATGCAGCCATTGTTGAAGATGAGAGTAAAGAAAGACAGGAATCTCATGAACGTATGACTGATGCAGGTATTATATGAAAACAGCAGTAGCGAAAGCAAAGGGAAGGAGATTGCAGCAATGGATCAGGGATCTACTGATAGTAGTTCTTAAGTCTGATGACTATAATATTCAATCCCGCATCATGGGCTGTAGTGGAACTGATATAGAGATGTCTCCTGAGATTAATAAGAAATTCCCATATGCTGTTGAAGCTAAAAATCAAGAACGGGTTAATATTTGGAAATCGTATGATCAAGCATTACAGAACTGTGGAGACTATGAACCCCTCTTGATTATTAAGAAGAATCATAGAAAGCCATTAGCCATCTTAGATGCAGAATATTTTATCAAAACATACGAGATAAAGGATAAGGATAATGAGTCATATGAATAAACAAAAAGGTTGTTTAGAATGTAGGGAGGTATTTGAGGCAGAAGATTTTGAATGCCCTCACTGTGGGTCAGAAAAAGTTATAACAGCTGATGAAGCTTTCTATATAGCTTTGGAGACTAAAGCAAGAGAAATTATAGATGGACTAGAGGGGTTACATGATGAGTTTGGATAAAGGTGATAAAGAGACAGTCTTAGTTGATTCTGATGCAAGACTGAGATATTTTACAGGAGATAAAATCTTAATTGATAAAAAAGAATATCAAGATCTATTACTAGCAGCTAATGTTCTTAATGCTCTAGAGGGTGCTGGTGTAGATAACTGGAGTGGTTATGATGATGCACGGGAGATGTTAGATGAATAAGAAGAAGGCATATGTTGCCTCTCATGATATAGATAAGGCTAGAAAAGTAGCCGAAGTACTAGATAATATGGGGTTTATGATTACATCTAGGTGGTTAGAAAATTCATTCAATCCTACAGATAGTTATACATTAAACCAACGTATAGTCATTGCTACTGAAGATGTTGATGATGTATCTGATTCTGACTTTTTAGTTCTGATATCATCTGATGATAGGGTTCCTGGTGGTAAGTTTGTTGAGGTGGGAGTTGCTCTTGGACAAGGAAAATCTGTTTATATATTAGGACATCGAGAAAATATGCTAATGTATCATCCAAAATGTATTCAACTTTCAAAAATAGAGGATATTAATGAATAAGAAAACACACTTATATATACCAGATACACAAGTAAGACCTGGGGTGTGCCTTAATCATTTAAATGCTCTAGGACACTATATTGTACATAATAAACCAGATGTTATTATACAAGCTGGAGATTTTACTGATATGCATTCTCTAAGTTCATATGATACAGGTAAGAAGTCTGGTGAGGGAGCTAGATATGAAGAGGATATTAGGTCAGCTAAGAAAGCAATGGCAGTCCTTATGGCACCCATTGTGGCATATAATAAAAAAAGGAAGAAACAGAAGAAGGGCCAGTATTTGCCGAGGCTACATCTTACATTGGGAAACCACGAAAATAGAATCAACAGACACGTTAACTCTTATCCAGTACTCGATGGGAGATTGTCCACTCTGGATCTGGATTACGGAAAGTTCGGATGGAAAGTCCACGATTTCCTTGAAGTTATTGAACTCGACGGAATCAGCTACTCCCACTATTTCCCAAGAAATGCAGCTGGACGTATCGTACAAACTCGCCACGGAGCGCCTTGTGCAAGGCTTCAAGTGCAGAGAGAGGGAAGGAGTTGCACCAGCGGACATCTACAGGGACTTGATATACATCTGCAACAGAGAGCTGATAAGATCCACACAGGGTTAATTGCTGGTTCCTTCTACATGCATGAAGAAGATTACTTAGGTCCACAAGGAACAGCCTATTGGCGTGGTATTATTTATAAGCATGAAGTAGATGATGGTTCATACGATCCTATGATGGTATCTATGAAGTATCTCCTTGATAATTGGTATGATGGGGGTGAGTATAATGCCTGATACAGGTATTATATCTACTACTTCTAGAGCCATTATGAAGTCATAGGGATTTAAAAGACAGATAGAAGCATTAGAGAAATTAAAACAAAAGAAACTTTTAAAGACCCTAATACAGAGTAAACTATAATGAGTGACGATAAAGATAATAATAATAATATACTAAGCCTAGCCTCATCTAAACTAGATAAAGATGATGGTATTGACTATAAACTGACTGTCATATATAAACAGAATGGACCTGCTGATGAAGTATATGAATGTAATTTCTTCGGAGTATCTATTGATGCCCCTAATTTTCTTTTAATAGGTAAAGATACTGAAAAAGAGTTTACACCTATGGCTCTTATTAATAATGATAGTATTTTGAGAATTGACATTAAGGTGATTTAAAATGACTGTGTGGCTAACCTCGGATCTTCACTTAGGACATCCGTTTGCTTCTGAAGTAAGAGGGTTCTCTTCAATTGAAGAGCATGATTCTACTATTATTGAAAACCTAAGATCTGTTGTTACCAAGAGAGATAAACTCTTTGTACTAGGAGATGTAGCATGGAAGAACTCTCATTTAAAATTAATGGCTAAAGTTCCTGGCCAGAAAGAGATGATCTTTGGTAATCATGATAAAATGATGGCTCAGGAGTATCTTAAGTATTTTCATAAATTACATGGATTTAGAAGATATAAAAACTTCTGGTTAAGTCATTGTCCTATTCATCCACAAGAGATATATAGATGTAAAGGGAATATTCATGGCCATATTCATAATGGTGGTGGAACTAAAGAACTCTATAAACCTTATTACTGTGTGAATACTGACTTTCATAACTTTCATCCAGTTAAGTTTGAGACAATTGAGGAAATATTTAATGATAGTAAAACGTAAAGATGGATACTACGTGGTTAGTGAGAAGGGTAAGAGTCTCGGCGGACCTTATAAGACTAAACCAGCAGCTAAGAAGAGGTTGGGTGAAGTAGAATATTTTAAACACAAAGAGACATAATATGACTGAAATAGATGAAACACTGAAAGAACGTGGTAATAGGTATGGTGATTTTTATAGTCATGCAGATATTACACAGAATATAAAAGCAGCTATGAAAGACTCCTCTAACTGGAGAACTCTAAAGTGTAGTCAAAAAGAAGCCCTAGAAATGATAGCTCATAAAATAGGGCGTATCCTTAATGGTGATCCTGATTATGCAGATTCATGGCATGATATAGCTGGGTATGCTGGGTTGGTTGATAAGGAATTAAGTGGTGAGATTATATAAATAACGCTCCTATAGTATAAAGGTCAGTACATCGGACTTTCAATCCGATAATGGCGGGTTCGAGTCCCCCTAGGAGTACCATCATGGCTCAATAGTCCAAAGTCAGCTATTGAGGGAGTGTAAGTGTAGACGAATACAGGTCACTGTGACACCGGGAGGTACATATAGCCATGTACTTATTGCAAGAGAACAGGCGGGGTAACTTGCAGCCAATTTAGGAGGAAGTTATGTCAGAAATTAAAACACCAATTACAAGATTAGTTCCCACTCAATTTTATGTGGCTGGGGCTGAGGACTATTTGATTACAGAGAGGCATACTGTAGGAGACATCATAAGATTTGCGATCAGTCAATCTGATATTCAGGACTGTAAATATATTCTTGATGAAATAATTGAGGAGATATATCAAGATGAAATATAAC